TATGCCGCTGTCTTGCTTAGCTTGCTACCGGAAGCGGCTTCCTGAATTTTCACATTCATAGCCCTGGCATCCTGAACATCTTTAAGATATTCCTGTAATTCCTTCAGCTCATATTCTTCGAGGGCGACATTGAATTCCTTCTTTTGTTCATCGGTGAGCTGATCCTCCGGAAGAAGAGCCTTTAGGACGTTGGCTGCCGGAAAAATGTCGCCCACCGTATCAATGACGGCAGGAGCAACCTTATTGATGAATGCGCCTACCTTGGTGTCCTTGAATTTCTTTTTTTCGACTTCCATGATCAGTTGGTATAAGGTATTTCGTGCAGATGATTAGATCCGGTAAACCGGCAATCGATATGCAGCCAGGTAGGTGTACCGGTTTCGATCGTCGTAAGTCCGAGCACACGAAGATTGTCCCAATAGTCCCTGATCACGTCTCTTACTTTTTCGTAATCATCCCATCCTTCAATTTTCAGATCGGCTGCCCTGCCGTATTTGTGTTGTGAAAATGGAGCGCCGGTTTTTGTGAGGAATTTTCGCAAGCCGCTTTCCTTATACCCTCCTCCTTCATGCCAGTTATTGATCATGACAGGAACATCGAATATCTCCTTGATAAGCTGAGCGACAAGAACGATCCTGCGATCGATCAGCTCGATGGATTTCTCCTTTTTGATCTGATAGATTTCAGGATCTATAAACTCCTGCAATATGAAGTTTTTCGATACTTTCATTTATAAATGGGACTTACGTACCAATTCTTTATAATCACAGATATTGTATCAGCATATCCGATGTATTCACCGACTGTCATCTCTCCATACGTCCATATCCTCCGGATCATTCTGTTCGGATATAAACCTTCGACGGGATGGAGCGTATCGAGCGGCATATAGGGCATCACTTCAAAATCATCCTTTCCGGGTACGGTGCAGTTCTCAAATTCATTCACAAGCTGATTAACCGTGATCTCTCCGTGAATAAATACTTGTTGATTTTCAGGCTCCCAGGTAACCTGGTACGACTGAGCAGATAACCCGGATGCGGTCAGGATCAGCATGAGTATTAAGATCATCTTTGGATTGCCATGTTTCCCCCTTGATTCTTTTTCTTTCCTGCTAAACCTTCGGATTATCGCTTGACCGATCCAGTTACCCAGGACTCCCCCAATCCCACCGATCAGCGTTATGACCAGTACCTCTATAACATTCTGCAGGTTAACGAATCCTACAATCCAGGCAACGAACCCTGATATGCTGCCTCCTGTGAACCCTAATATTCTGTCGATCATTTTCAACTTTAAACTTTAAACTTTGAACTTCCTTTAGTAGCGGGAGTGGGATTCGAACCTACGACCTCCAGGGTATGAACCTGGCGAGCTGACCGGACTGCTCTACCCCGCAGTTTTTAAAAACCCGCCCGTCGGGGCGGGTTTTTATTTTCATGCCTCATGGGCTAACACCTGTCTCCGGGATCATGCAGGATTTTATAAGGTAATCCGTTCGATCCAGCTAATGTGTAGGTAAAGTAAAATGTTTCAGATGCACACCTATAACCAATATCGGTCGCGTGGTGCAGCATCAGGGAGTTTACAATATAAATTTCGCCTGTTAAGCCGGTCAGGGGTACGACATAATTATAAGTATCCTCCTCTATACTGGCATTTAAAACTACAGGCTCGGTATCCGCAACGCTAACGGTATATCCATCTGCAGGCGAAATCCCGATGGATAACACGATTGCGGGCTGAGTGATTGTAATTTCGTAACTCGGTAATTCCGGTGCATTTGTAATGCTCAGGACGTTGTCCTGGTTATCGTAAGCCGCCGTTGCACCGCCCGGAGGCAGAAAGCAGGAGAGACCGATCACCAGGAGAATTAAAAAGCTGATTCTTTTCATAAGAGATCAAATTTTTGATTAAACAATAAATGAAATGACAGCTATTTACCCGGCTGTCTCAGGGTTAGGAAGTTTACGTGCCGGTAGCTTCTACAAGAGCAACTACGCCTTTCTCATCGGTACGGTTGATCATGCCTCCGAACCTCACGGTCGAACTCATGATCGATCCGCCCAGGTATTCCGGTTTGTCACGGTCGATGGAAGTATGTGCATTGCCTTCAGCATGACGAACGAAAGCTTCATGCCAGAACAGGGCTGCAGCGCAGTCTGTAACAGCAACGACTCCGTTATCCTTTTTCACAGGAGTGGATGCATTGGTGTAATGCAGACCTATGGAACCAAGGGTCTCATTCCAGCGAACCATGATCTCGATGCCAAGGATGTTGCCGATGTAACCCTTTTCCAGCTTGGTCGTGTTGCCCGTCTTGTCGTAGTTCACAAATTCAGCGATCAGAAGCAAGTCCTCATGCTGATCGGGGGTGATCAACCCATAAAATCCGCCCGGAATGTTAAGGTTTTGTTTCCGCAATGCCGTCAATACGCCAACCATATCAGCCAGGATGATCCGCTTGCGAGTTCCGGTAGCTCCAACGAGGGAAGTTGTACGGTTTCCGCCGGTAGTTTTCACAAATCTGGCAGCCGCTGTCGGCCCCCAGATGTTTGCTATAACATCAGCTGCCTTTGTGTTCAGCGAACCGGCAAGCTGCATGATGGTTTCATTCCATTTCCCGTAGTTGGTAACGATCTCGCTTTCGCGGGTGATCATAACCGGATCGGTGTATAGCAGCCCTACATTATAACTCTTGCTTTCATCCGATTTCAACTGCACCTGCAGGGGTAGTGAAACAGGAGCTCCGGAATGGGCTTCGCCAACATCTCCTGCAATAGGAAGGTGAACGGCGGTAGCATCGATGGCGATATCGGAATCAACCTTCGATTTCTTATAAAAACTGTTCTCAGGAAATAACTGCTTTTGCAGGTCACTTGAGAATTTTATTACATTGATTTCAGCCATTGTATATAAGATTTAAGATTAATCAACCTGGACTGCAGTTCCGCATTCATAGAAATAAGTACCGTCATAAATAAAGGTGGCACAGAATGTTTTTCCGGCAACTCCTGTGATGGTTGCTCCCTTCATGCCCGTGCTGAAGATTGTGGTTTCAGTTGCCGCAGTCTTCGACTTTACAATGATAATTGCTCCGGCAGTCACACCTTCATCTATGTCGAGAACAATGGTGCGGTTTCCGGTAGCTTGTGTAGTGACTCCATCAATGATGGTCATTTGATTATTAATTTCAACAGTATTACTTCCAGTGGCTGTAAGTGCTTCTGTCGATGCTGCCCCGAAGGGCCATTTTACTAATTCCGTTGCCATGATTTTTTATATAAGTTTGTTAATTTCAGGTAAGCCCTGAGCAGAAGTTTTTCAGGCTCCGGCCCAGGGCATTTTCTACAGATTATTTCTTTTTTACCCAGGCATTGTAGAGTTTATCAAACTCAACCTTGTTGGTCCTCTCCAGTTCCTCCAGAGCCTTGGGATCATTCTTCTGATACCATTCAAAGTCCTTTACCGGTTCCTGGGAGCTTCCCTGGTTTTTCAATTCCTTAATGATGTCCGATAAGCGGATGGATTCCTGCGGATCTACCTTCTTAGCTCCTGTATTTTTCGGATCATTCGGATCAGGATCAGTAACCTGGTTAACCAAAGTTTTGTTTTCCAGGAATGAAACAGCGAGGTCGAAGTCTGTATTGGCAAGTTTTTCAAACTTGTCTTTGTTTTCATCTGTTATGACTTTGAGAGCCATACCGTGAGAAATAAACGCCTTAACGGCATTTTCGGAAGATTTTTTAGCCTGGTTCATAATCTCTTCGACTTTTGCAACCAGCTGATCCTCGGTCGAGCCCTCCGGCATACCGAGTTTTAAAGCGATTTTTTTCATTTCATGAATTTGATTAGTGTCTTTAATTAATGCTACCATTTGCGTAATTGATAATCCTGACAGGTTTACGACCTTACCAGTCGTAATGATGGAATCAATGAGTTTGTTTGCAAGGGCTTCCTCTGCAGTAAACCAGGTTTCTTTGTCCATCACGTTGCTCATCCATTCATCATCTTTCCCGCACCGGTTAGTGAAGATGGTTACAAGCATGGCCTTCATGCTATCGAGTGCAGCGGCTTCTTTTTTCGTCAGATTACTTTTATCATCAAAAAAAGGATTGTGCACCATGAGCCTGCCGTAATCTACCATCTTAATGGTATCGCCGGCCATCGCAATTACTCCGGCCATCGATGCGGCTATGCCGTCAATGATCACATTAACATGCGCAGTTGAATTATGAATAGCTGAGAGAATTGCGAGACCGTGCATGATGCTGCCGCCTTCCGAATTGATGTGGATATTGATCACATCTACGTACTCCGAAGCGGAATTGATTTCATTAGCCAGGTAATAACCGTTCACATCCTTATCCTTCCCGATCTCTCCGAACAAATTGAAGGTATATTGCTTTTCAGTGCGGCTTACCAGATATTTGAAATCTTCATGATTCATTTACGCAATTTACGATGTTGAAGCGGCAAACTTATCCCTCTGTATTAACAGACACAAATTTTCGTGCAACCCTTACAGTTAAAGGTGTAAGGGTTGTTTACATATTTGTTTTTAAGGGAGGGCAAAACGTAGTTTTGCCGTTACTGTATGGCAAAAGACAAGCAACGAAAAACAGCGCATATCCTGTTCGTAGAGCAGAATAAGACGCAACTGGAGATTGCCCAGCTCCTGGGTGTCACCACAAAGACGATCAACACCTGGGTGAAGGAGGGTAAATGGAAAGAAGAGCAGGACGCGCGCAGCGCGTCGCCTCAGCGAAGGATTGAGAACATCAAGGCAATCATCAGCAACATGGCGGATGATAGGCTGGAACTGGATCGCAAGGTTAAAACAGCGGAGGCTGAAGCCGATGCCGAAGAATCGACCAGGTTACGCGAACGGATCAGCCAGGTGGATGATGCGATTAGCAAATGGAATAAAACATTAACCAATCTGCAGGATGAAAACAGGGTAACACTTGACGTTTACCTGCGCGTGATGGACAGGATATTTGATGATATGCGCATTTACAATCCAAAACTTTATTCCGACACGGTCGAATTCCAGGAACAGCATCTGCATAAAGTGACTGAAGAATTAGGATAATATGAAAGTACGCGACAAAAAGGCTGTAGAACGCTACGAACAAAAACTTGCCCTGATCAAATCGGGCGCGGCTGCCAATCCCTTCGAGTCGAAAGATGAGCAGGCTGCCAGGAAAGAAAAGGCAAAGCGTGATCCTGCTTATTTTGTCGAATATTATATGCCGCATTATGCCACCAGCAAAAGCGCTAAATTCCATCTACGTATTGCCGTTTTTATTATTTCACATCCCATTCTGTTCTTATTACTCAGGTGGGGTCGCGCCCTGGCTAAGTCGGTTTGGGTGGATGTGATCATACCGCTATGGCTATGGATCAACGATGATATTCATTACATGGTGATCATCGGTAATAATTATGACAAGGCAAAGATATTGCTGTCCGACCTGCAGGCTGAGTTCGAAGCCAACGAACGCCTGAAGCACGACTGGGGAACGCAGGAAATGCGCGGTAACTGGGAGGACGGTTATTTCAGGACTAAGAATGGATTTATAGCCAAGGCTCTCGGAATGGGACAATCGCCCAGAGGACTCCGGTTTCAGGCTCGCCGCCCTGATTATATCGTATGCGATGATCTTGAGGACAGGGAAACGATCAAGAATCCCATGCGCCAGGATGAAATTGTCCGATGGATAGAGAAAGATTTGATACCGACGATGGACGGGCCGGCACGCAGGTTTATTAACGCCAATAACAATTTCCACCCCCGAACCATCCAGGAGGAGCTTCATGTCCGCCATCCGGGTTGGACGTTAGACCAGGTGGACGCCTACGATCCTATTACTTATGAGCCGGCATGGCCTGAGAAATATTCAAGCGACTATTACCGGAAGCTGGAAGAAGATATGGGTATTCTTGCAACCCAGGCAGAATACCTGAACAAGCCGCACATCGAAGGTAAGATATTTACTGAAGATCAGATTCAGTGGGGTAAAATTCCGGCTCTGAATCATTTCAAAACTATTGCCGGCCACTGGGATATTGCCTACGCCGGAAATAAGGACAGCGACTTCAATGCCATCCGAGTTTGGGGAGTGAAGGAAACCGACTTCTGGTACATTGACAGCTATGTAAGGCAAAGCAAAATGGTGAAGGCGCTGGAATGGATGGTCATGTTTCAGCGGTCATTGCCTCCGACGGTTTCGGTATTATGGAGGTTCGAAAGCCAGTTCTGGAATGATGAAGTACGCAGGACAATAGCTGAAGTAGAAGCAAAGCACAATATTAATCTTGCCTTGGTAAAGGTAGATACGCCCAAAACTAAGAAGTACGACCGAATCCTCACCCTTCAGCCCTATTATCAGAATGGCAGGATCTATTATAATGATGCAAAGTTTAGCCACAATGATACAGCCACAGGCCTTCAGCAATTGTACGGAATAGAACCCGGATACCGCACCCATGATGATGCGCCCGATGCCGATCAGCAGTGCATAGAGTGGCTTAGCAAGCATACCAGGAGAGGAGATTTTAAATCAAGGACCGGAAGATTAAAGAAGAATCAAAAACGAAGATTATGAGCTTCCTTACAAAAAACGATTACCAGAGCAAGATCAGCATGAGTGTTCTGAATCAGATCACCGGCAACGATGATACGCTTTTGACTGACGCTGAGAACAAAGCTTCAGGAATCATCACCGATATGCTTTCAGGCAATTACAATATCGGACTGGAATTGTCCAAAACCGGTTCCTCGCGCCACCAGGCATTGCTCGGCTGGATGCTTTACCTGAGCGTGTACTTCCTCTATGAGCGCATACCCGACAGCGAGCTGCCCGACAGGGTTGTAAAGAACTATGATGATACGATGGAGATGCTCAGGCAGATCGCCAGGGGAAAAACTCCAACCACCCTCACACCGGTCACGGTGGATGGAAAAGCAAAAAGAACCTTCAGGATGGGGTCAAATACACCCAGGTCTCATGAGGTGCTATAAATAATTCACCCCTGACCACAGGAGTGTTTAAATAGTGTTTAAATAAACGCAGGATGAACGATCAGAAAAAAGACGTAGGATACCTTAGAAAAGCAATTGCATCGCTTATAGGGGCTAATTTTACGCCGGACGAAAAACCGGAAAAAAAGAAAAGGCTGTCGAAAAAAATAGCAAGGAATTATTTCTACAGGATCGCACTCGACCTGGATAACCTGAAAGCGGCTTTGGATATGGCAAAGTACCCCGACTATCCGAACCGGGAACAGCTCTACATCATTTATGAATTATGCTCCAAGGACAGCCACCTTGCCAGCCAGATGCGTACAGCAATCCATGCAGTCCTGAAGAGTGACTTCTACCTTTCGAAGGATGGAAAGAAGCCGGATGATAAGGCAACTGAGTTCATCAGGACACAATGGTTTAATGATTTCATCGCACATGCGCTGATGGCTGAATTCTGGGGACACAGCCTGATCGAGTTCGGGCAGTTAGTGGATGGCGAGTTCAGAGATGTAACCCTTTTCCCCAGGCTGAATGTAATCCCTGAATTCGGGATGGTCATTCCAATGCCGGGCGCGGTGAAAGGACTGGACTATCGTGAGTATGCCACACAGTTCGCATTGATAGAGGTGGGCGATCCTTTCGACTTGGGTATCCTGGAGCTGGCAGCCAAGGAGGTGATCGTGAAAAATTACAGCCGGTCGGACTGGTCGCAGTCATCTGAAAAGTTCGGTATGCCGCGCCTGGTGATCAGGACGGACACGCAGGATGATAAAGAGATCAGCGAAATGGAAGCTCAGGCGGCTAATTTCGGAACCAATGGCTATGTGATCCTGAACAAGGAGGATGAATGCGAGCTGCAGTCCGATCCGTCAACCGACCGGTTCAAAATATACCAGGAGAACATTGCCCTGTGCGATGCCCAGATCAGCAAACTGATCAACGGGCAGACGGGGACATCGGACGAAAAGTCATTCGTAGGGTCAGCCGAAGTACATGAACGCATACTGGATGATTACACCGATGCACGGCTGAGGCGCATGCAGTTCCTGGTGAACGACAGGCTGATCCCCTTCCTGGTCGAATGGGGCTATCCGTTAAAAGGGTTCAGATTTCAATATACTGACTTATTAAAGAAGGACCCGCCCACTCCCAAACCAACTGATCCTGATGGAGGCGACCCGTCAAAAAAAGAACCGGTCTCCCGGCTGGCAACCGGCTCAGGGAGACAATTTCCCGACTGGCTTATGAATATGCCGGCGGAAGGTTGCTGCCACTAAGCACATTGTTGTGCGAGCTGAGTATTGTTGTTGATGATAAAACTCTGCAGAGTTATGTTAAAAGGATCTATGATCGTTCAGCGGGTCTCGTTGATCCTGAAATCTGGAAGCTGAATTACACTGAACTTACCCGTGCCATACAGGAAGGATGGGGTAAAGGTATTTCAGAAATGCGCTTTGACGAACCTAACTGGCAATACATAGCAGAATTAAAGTATCACACCGCATCATTCGCCGCTTTCAAGAATCATCAAGAGACTGGTGTAATAACAGAACTTCTCATAGGCGAGGATGGAAAACCACGATCATGGATTGATTTCAGAAATGAAGCTTTAAAGATTTCTGAGGGCTATAATAAACGATGGCTCCAAACGGAATTTAACCATGCACATCAAAGCGCACGGATGGCGGGGAAGTGGAAAGATTTTGAGGAGAATGCCGACTTGTACCCGAATCTGATGTTTGTGGCTGTTATGGATGAACGCACCCGGGAAGATCATGCTGCACTTAATGGAGCGATCTATCCGATAAATGATCCATTCTGGGATACCTATTACCCTCCACTCGACTGGGGCTGCCGGTGCTCGGTAAAGCAAACCGACTCTGGGACTGAACCGGCTAAGCGGCTCATTGATGTTAAACCGGGTTTTGCGAATAATCCTGGTAAGACAGGTGAGATATTCGATACTAAGGGAGCCTATTATAAAGGAGCGGGAGCCAAAGATCGTGATGAGATCGACAGGCTTGTCAATGGATTCATTTCGAAACAATCAAGCATAGAAGTAAGAAAATGGTATAGTGGTATCAACGACTATAATTTAAAGGTACCAAATTCTCCTATCAGTTTCATACTTTCAAATAGTATGGTTCGAACGATCACAGGGAAAACACATTCAAACAGAATGGCCCGTAATGAACTGATTTATGATATTAAAAATGTAATTAAAAACAGTAAGCCTGTTAAAGGTCCGGTACCGGATAATAATGCCAGGCTGAAATATAAGGAATGGTATTATTATGAAATTGAGACTGGATTGAAGGATAAGTTCTATTTGAATTATGTTAAGAGAATAGATGGTTCATGGGAACTTCATGCAATAACGGATGGATTGAAATAAAAAAGAGACTTGAAAAGGACTCCTGTAGTTGCAGACCACAGGCCACTTATATTCAAATCTCGGCTGCAAATATACAACAATTAAATCTTAAAAAGCAAATTTATTATTAAACATGCCTGATTTCAGGAACTTGGGAAAGGATTTAGCCAACCAGGCAAGGCTCGTTCAGAAGCTTGCCACCGGTGACCTTCAACGCATTATCGGGGTGGAGGGACTTAATCATTTCCAGGCAAGCTGGCAAAAGCAGGGATGGGAAGATCAGGGTGTGCGTAAATGGGAATCTCGAAAGGAACCGCTAAAAAAATTCAAAAAGAAAGGCGGACAGCTCGCCAGTTACAAAAAATGGAGAGCGAAGAATGCTAAGCGGGCTATTCTGATCAGCCACCGCACTGATACAGCAGGAGGTCATCTGAAAGATTCGATCAGCTACCGGATTGCCGGGACACGGGTGATCTTCTACACCGACAAGCCTTATGCCCGGGTACACAATGAAGGAGGCAAAGCCGGAAGGGGCTCCGGTTTTGTTATGAAACAACGGCAGTTCATGGGCAAAAGCTACCGGCTCGATATGAACATCAAAGCAAAGCTCGACAGGGAAATGGATAAAATTTTCAAATAACATACTATGGACAAAATTCATGAGGACGCTCATAAACAAAGAATGACAGCCCTGAAGTTCTCAAATTATACCTGGGTGCCGTTCAGGGCTGAAGTACTATTTCAGCATTACGACAGGTTCATCCTCGCAGCGCGTCAATACGACGGCAATCAACCGGGAAATGCCCGATTACTCAATATTATTTACTTAAATTAACAGCCATGTTGAACAATGTTTATACAGCAGTTAAAGATCAGTTGACCACCCTTGAAGCCATCAACCTGGTCACGAGGTGGAACAGTCAGCTTCAGTCGGGATTGATTCATACAGAGCCTGCATGTTTCATCGACTTCCCTGCACAACTCAACCTGGAAACGCTTAACCGGCAAGAACAGATCACTGACCTGGTTATTTCTGTCCACCTGGTAGGTAGGATCGTACGCGACCAGGACGGCAGCGTCGACGATACCCTTGTGGCTTCGCTTGAAAATTTGGCAACTGAAGTTTATGACCATCTCCAGGGAATGGGTTACGACATGGCTGACAGCCGGCGGCTGTTCAACAGCATGAACCGTACCGGCTACCAGGAGGATGCGAATACCCCGGGGTGGATAGACATCATCCAGAATTTTGAATGCATCCTCTACCAGCCTACGGTAACGACTCGCTATACGGCGATGGAAAAAATGCCTCCGGAGATCGAAGGAGAAATGGAAAGCCCGATACCGGATTAATTTATTGTTTAACTTTAAAAATTTACATTATGTCAGAAAAAATTGAAATTAACATCGGACGTTTAATTGACAACATTGTCATCATTAACACCAATGCAGACGAAACTGCCGAAATGATTAAGCAGAAAATAGAAGAAGCTTTACTAAACGTATTGCACGCTGCTGAACAGGCTAAAACTCAAGGTTAGGCGTGTTCAATATAAGGTCAAGATAGACCAGGGCTGCTTTAACATGATCGCTCATGGTATTGCCTGCATTTTCTGTCATGACCTTATAACAGGCATACCGCAGTTTAACTGCCTGCACATCATTCAACTTTACGGGGCGGGCTTTCAGCGCCGCCTTGTAAAGTTTTGTTACTTCTTCAGGGGTAGGGTAATGTTTTTGCATATATATAATATAAGGTATGATCTCCTATTTCTTATCGAGCGCTTTTCCCAGTTTATCCAGGTATAAGTTATACAGCATCTCGTACTGGTCGCGGCTTTTGGTTAGCTCTATTATGATCTTGTTTTTATCGGCAAGCAATCGCTCATACAGCTCGTTCTTTTCGTTTTCGGGTATCTCATTGGGCCGGCTGCCCGGATGCTGCAGCATTTCGCCCGTGCCCTCCAGCAGCCACATCGGGCGAACATTGTATTTTTTGATGATTTTATGAAATAAATCTATGGTCAATCCACTTTTACCAGCTTCAATTGATGATAAGTTCTGATGAGTCATATTAAAACCATCAATAAATTGCTTTTGACTCATTCTAAATTGCATTCGTAAACGCTTGATTCTAAAACCTATTTCATCATCTATCATAAAATTGCGAAAAATAATTCAAATAAAATTTGCAAATTCAAATAACGTTTTACTATTTTTGCCGAGTACCTTTTGCAAAGGTAGTTCAAACAAACAACGAATGTCAAATTTAAATTTTAAAAAGTATGGAAACAAAAATTACAGACAAGCATCAAAAGCAACTTGAGATTGCAGAATCAATCAGAGAGATCGCCAAATCCTTAAACCTGAAAATTCAGGAATTACGATCTTATGGTGGTCTCCTGAAACTGGCAAAGGGTTCCAAACCCGTCATTATGGTCATCTGTGATGATGAGATAGAACACTTTGATTTTGATATAAAAATTAAGGCTTAGAACAAATTTAAAATTAAAAAAAGTATGAAAACAGCAATTACTGGAATGTATGCTTCACTTCTATCAGCATTAGTACGCATTGGTAATAGAGCGAAGCGGACCTTAGAAAAACAGCAAGGTCAAAAAAATTCACCTCTTCGCAATACGCAGTCACCTCACGACAATTGCGATACACGTTCAATCCCGATGATTGGGGACTTATCCTACATGGTACGTGCAGATGGTACCCGCCATAAGTAAACCCATGAATCTCGCAAAATTTTTCAATAGCCAGATCGCCTCCCGAATTTTCGGGAGTTTCGAAAGCAACAGTAACTTTTAACATTTCAAAAATTTTTAAAAACCTCTAAAATTAACAAAATGGAACATCCGAAAAACAATCTTCCGCAAATTTTCACCTACGAGGAAGCTCACAAGGTGAGAACTCAATTGATCAATGACGAACCCTGGTTCGTAGCTAAAGATGTATGTGAAATTCTTGCACTGAAAGATGTCTCTCAAGCTTTGAATGCAAATTCTAACAAAGGAACCCTTGGCTTAGATGATGACGAAAAGCTGAGGTGTAGAATCTACGTATCAGGTCAGAATCGTGAGCTGTGGCTGGTTAACGAGTCCGGCTTGTACAATTTAATCTTCCGCTCCAACAAACCCGAGGCGAAGCTATTTCGCCGGTGGGTAACGCACGAGGTGCTGCCTGCGCTTCGCAAAACGGGCACCTACAGCCTGGCTCCGCAACCCGCTAAGAGGGTGCTGGAGGATAACGAAAACACCCTATGGTTTCGCAGCGCCGTAGAATTGGGCATTGCCGCCGCCCGTAGCTTTAGCGCCCTGTGCGAGCGCATAGGCATACACAGCCGCAAGCTGCAGCAGATGAATGCCCGCCCCTGGATATACAACGACTATGAACTGCTGAAGGTTATGCTGGCCTGCTACGGGCTGGCATACCGCAAGCCCGAAAAGCAGCATAAGCTGCTTGCTACTATACTTGGTATAGAGGATAAGAACGACAGGATTGAGATGTACAGGCAACTTACGTCGCACGGTTTGATATAGGCGGGGTTTTCGTTCCATCTTTTCCTCGCCCGGTGAGGTTTCGTCCACACTTTTCCTCGCCTGGTTTCCCGGATGGTCGAAGAGAGGGTCCGACTCCCTCTCCGGGAGCAAAAAATTAAATTTAAAATTATGGGTAAAATGGGCAGACCGCGTTTAGGCAAAGAATTAAAGAAACCTTCGGATTACACTTACGATTATCCCGATCAGCGCGAATTAGCAGCCGGGTTGCATCACGGAGATATTACCAGGCTTGCAGCAGCCACAGGATATTCCGCGTCAATGATTCATGATATGGTAACCGGTAGAAGAAAAATGCCGGACAGGGTGAAAAGGCTGATTGAAAAATATCACGATTTGAACCGGCAAAAAGTAGCATAATAATATAATGTATGAAAAAAGCATTACAATCTTCTGTCCTTTATTTTCACCGACTGGGTGAAAAGGTTTACATCGATGGATACAGGAATCCTTTCAAAATCATCAGCAAAGCAAGCAACCTGGTAACGCTCCGGCATACGGTTACCGGGTGCAAGATATTCCTGAGTCCGGGATGGAAATGCAAGGTCAAAACAACCGGCATTACGCAAGCCGACTTGATGCAGATTGATCCGATCGGTTACCTCCAAAACCAGGGACTGCTATGAACGACTACATGGTACGCAGCGACGGAGGTGTCCAAACCATCTGGATCAGCGAGCGGTTGATAGATGCTACGGCTACCTACATGCGCAAGATCAGAAGCCAGTACGCTTGTACGGTTTCGGCAACCAAACGCTCACAGAGCATCCTGCCGGATACGGGTAAATCATGGCGGTGGGCAAAGATAGATGGGCAGTACTGGTATGATTACAACCACATCCCCGATCGAGCGCCAAGCTTCTACCGGAGCAAGCTGCCGGTTAAAGATGAAATCATGCAGCAATCCAACGGCAAACAGAAGCAATTGCAGACTGAAATAGCCGAATACTTCCTGGGCATCATCCAAAAAGAAGTTCACGACCTGACCAACCCGAAGGATGCTCACTACTTCATGTTCGAAGCGCCGGTTAAATTCTCAGCTTCCGACGCTCATGCAATGGCGGAGGCACGTTGCTGGTTTAACCTGATGTCGATCTGGTTTAAAAACGATGACTATAAAAAGCGTTGTGGTTTGAAAGCCCAGGATTTCTGGCAAATCCTCAGCGATCACTTCAGATCAACAAAGCATCCCTTCATCAATACCGACACCTCAGCGAGCCTGCGGAAAAAGATATTATACGAATGGCCTGCCGGAAAAGAACGCAGGCAGGAACAATTAGACAGCCTGATCAGCAAGAAGCACGGCAATCAGTATGCCAGGCAAGTGGGTAAGTTCAAAATGGTTGACCCTGAGACAGGCGAGATCATGGAGTTCGACCTGCATGAAGCCCTGATCTACGACCTCTGGATGAACCCTGGTAAACCGAACAAGCTGCACAAAACCGGAGAAGTTTCGGTGTATAACGAATACAAAAAGCAAGTCGAAGAATACGGATGCTCTGCAATATCGGAGAGTACGGTTGCTTTATATCTCCGCCGCTTCCCTAACCGCATGCTGATGAGCCTGGAGCGCGACGGAAGTGATCACTTCAATAGCACTTATAAACCATACATACGCTCGCACAAACCTGCATTCGCCAGTTCAATCTGGGTGGCTGATTTTTCCGGGTCGAAGCTGCTTTACAGGTACATGAAAGAATCCTGGAAGGATGGAAAGAAAGTAAGCAAATGGACAACGGCATCGGGCTATGTGCTCAGGATCACCGACTGCGCTACAGATTATATTGTTGCCTGGCATTTCAGTCACTCCGGCGAGGACTTTAAACAGGTTTTAACTGCCCTTCGAACGGCTGTTGAAACAAACCAGGGCTATGCCGCCAGGGAACTTGTTACCGATAATGGCCCGGCATTTACATGCAAGGATGCGCAGCTGAGGCTGCCCATGCTGTTCGATAAGCACCGCAAGATCGAACTTGGCAACAAACAGGCAAACAAGGCTGAGATTTATGTAAAACGACTTTCAAACCTGGCAAGGGTATTCGACAACTGGTGCATGTCAAGTTTCAATGCTTCGCATATTGACAACCAGGCTAATCCCGATTACCTCGATATGGATAACATTCCAACTGAAGGTCATGTCATTATGCAGGTTGAGCAATTGATCAACAAATGGAATAACACTCCGCTGCCTGATGGAACCATCCCGGCTGTTGAGTTTGCAAAACAGGAACGCCGCAACCGCGACCTGCAGCCGATCAGCGAGCATTCCGGCAGGTATGTGTTCGGAAAGCACACCACATACACCCTCGACAGATGCCGGGGTATCCTTCAGCTTCAGGAAGGCAGCCGGATAGCAGAATTCAAATTCCCCAACTGGGAACAGGATGCCATTACGATTGATGATGCTTTATACGGTTCGACCCGGATGGAAGTGAAGGTGGTATGGAACGACTCAGGAGCCGACATCTATACCCCCGATGAAAAGTACATCCTCACCTGCCTGCCTCTTCAGAAATCGCACAGCACATTCGCTGAAGCTACGGATGAAACGATGGCTGCGCTCGAAGATCATATAGCATCGAAGCAAAGGGTGACGAATACCGCAAAGCAGTTTACTGAAAATGTACTGCAGGCTCTTGAGGCAATCGAAAAAACACACGAGCCCGAACATGAACTTGTACCGGTGCTTGCAGGAGTTCCGCTTGTTGCTGAACTTACATATATGCAAAGAGCTAAGCTGAACGGCGGACGCGCTAAAGAAGAGCATAACGAAGTGATGAGAACAAAAAAAGAAGCCCCGGGCGATACCAGCGACCAGGACTTCATCAATCAATTATAAACTAATAATTAAATGTATGACAAATTTAGACAAAAATGAAATTGTAAACCTGATCAGCCAGGAAAAAAATAAACTGGGATCAGCTAACAAAGTGGCAACCCGCTGCAGGGTAAGCCCGGCAACCATCAGCCAGATGATCAACGGCAACTGGGAACTGATAGCCGACGAAATGTGGCTGCAGGTGGGAGCCGAACTGGGTTACACCACTTCTACATGGAAGCTGGCAGAGATCGGAAACTATGTGATGATCAAGAAGCTGCTTGACTTCGCCAGGTTCGAGCATGAATACCTGGTGATCTCAGCCAAGGCAGGTTCTGGCAAGACTGCCACGATCAACCAGTACCGGCAGCTTGATCAGACCGGAGGAGTATTCGTCATCCAGGCACGCGACTGGGCGCGGAGGGAATTCATGATTAACTTATGCCAGACCCTGGGAATTAGCCTCGGGACAGGATACACTTCGGTAGATAAGCTGGGTGAGATGGTGATCCGGTATTTCATTGATAGAAAGTCACTGAACCCGGTACTGATCATAGATGAAGCTGACAAGCTGAAACCTGCAGCCCTCCGTTACCTTATCCACTTCTACAATGACCTTGAGAACATCGCCGGCTGTGTAATAGCCGGAACAGAGAACCTGGAGAAAGAGATCAAGAAGGGCGTTCAGTACAGCCGCAAGGGATTTGACGAATTGGACAGCCGGTTCGGACGCAACTACATCCACCTGAAGGGAGCCACCATGCAGGACGTGCGAGAGATTTGCGCAATAAACGGGATAACCGATCCAGAAGTTTCCAGGATAGTTTTTGAAAACTCTTACCCGACAGGGATCACTTTCCAGGACAGGCATTATAAAGTGGTTGAGGATTTACGAAGAGTAAAGCGTGCAATTAAGCGAGAACTCATGAAACTACAGGCAGCATGAGGGTAGCGATACTTCAAATATTGATGATTGCCGACATGATTAAAGTGGAATTTAAAATCTCTGAACCTAACGGGCACAATGCTTATGTGGAAAAGATGATCAATTCAATGGAAGAATATGAGCAATTCAAACTGGAGGTAAGTACAAGCATAGCCTCGCTCGATTCAATTATAACTCAAAAACTAAAGCGACTCACAAATGGAACGTCAACAAATAGAGGAAATCATCTGCAAAAAGCTTAACATCGGCGGAGACCGATATAGAGAACTGATGTTTGAGTTTGGGGAAGATTACCTCGAACTCAAATGCGGCAGTTTTAAAAAAGTACTTGCCGCCTGGAGGCAAAGCGGGGCAATGTGGAACTGGTGGATCAACCAGTATTACATCCTCGACGAGGCGCTGATCCATGTTGAGAAGAACCTGAGTATTGACCTCTACCGCGCCTTCCATGTAGGGATGGATTACTATCCCAACGAAGGAATTGTGAAGCGGGCGATGGAAGAATACGACACGGTAGTACAGAATGAAATTAAGTCACATTTAATAAATCAATAATGAAAACACGAGAAAAAAAATTAGTTATCAGCGGGGTAACCCGTGAACAGGCTGAGGAGTCATTCGGCAAATACAATGCGGCGGATTCCCGCATTCAAAAGATCAATGCCAAGATGGACATTGAGTTCACATCCATCCGTGAAAAATACCAGGACGAGCTGCAGAAGCTTGGGGAAGAAAAGGAAAAAAACTTCGAAGTGATGCAGGTGTATGCATCCGAGAATCAGCAGGAGTTATTCAGCAAAAAGAAGTCGATGGAAATGGTTCATGGGGTGATTGGGTTCCGCACCGGGACTCCAAAGCTTAAGACCTTAAAAGGATTCACCTGGGGAGCTGTTACCAACCTACTGAAGGAGTTCCTACCCTCTTACGTAAGAGTATCGGAAGAGCCTGCAAAGGACAGGCTGCTGGCAGATCGTGAAGTTCCTGAGACAGCCAGTTTATTCCCGAAGGTAGGAATCTTCGTCGACCAGGATGAGACATTCTATGTAGAGCCAAAAAAGGAGGAGGCTGCTTAATGGTTAATTCCCCCGAAGCAATGGCAGCGTGCGGATCGGCATCCGTTTGTGATAAGATGTTAGCCTCTATGCATAGAGGAGTTCCAGTCAAGAGAAATCACCCGTTAGCCGAAGTACGGGTTCACAGCAGGTTCGAATCCTGCCGGGGGAGCAAGGATAGTACAGAATAATTAGTAGTTAGTAATTAGAAAGAATATGGCAAATTTAATCAACAAAGGAAATGTCGATGACATCAGATGTTCGTTGACTCACGGACTGAATTATGATTTCGATGATGAAATTAATCAGGAGATCGAAGGAAGGAACCGATCAACAGTTTTGAAAATGTTGCTACGCGCCAGGGAGCTGAAGGCGCAAGGCTATAGTAAATGGGAAAAGAAACATTAAATAAATATAAAATGCAAACAATACGCTATACTGGTGAAGACATCGCCATCGACATCGTGATGAACAATGATGACGGAACGCTCATCGATCCCACGACACTCGATGCGATATATGTTTACCTGGTTAACCAGGATGGAAATACCGTCGAAAAGTATGCTGAACCTGCTAAGGAAGGATACGAGCCGATCACCGTCACTGAAGCGAAAGCTTCTATCTGGATTCAGAGCGATCTCACAAAGACTCTGGCTGGTAACAAGCTTCATATTGAGCTCAACATTGAGCAGACAGTAGAGGAACTATCTGATCGTAAGCAGAATTCAATCGTGCTGAGTGATGAAATTCTTATTAAAGACGCAAATATAAAAGCCGAATCATGATTGTAAAAATGATAATATCGGCTAAGGTTTCCGTCACTCTTACCAAAAGAGAGGCGGTGATCTTCAACATGAATCCCGGCAATGCAGGAGGGTCGTGTGGGGATATGACGAAGGAGGTCTATGATCCGGATAGAATAGAAGCCGACGCATTCAGCAATGCAAATATGAAGGAGACTCAAAACAGGCTTTTTCTCACGGAACTGCAGAGCCAGAGCATAGCGATAGCCTTTGAACATAGCCAGGCTCCACATGCACCGGCTGATGCTGAGGCAAATGTTAACGCCGACTGGAACGCCGTGGATGGCGATGCATTGATATTAAACAAGCCTTCCTTACTTTCCCTGGGTGAAACAGAAACAACAGCATATCGCGGCGACAGAGGCAAAACGGCTTACGATCACAGCCAGGCAGCGCATGCGCCGAGCAATGCCCAGAAGAACAGCGATATTACTAAAGAAGAGATCGAGGCGAAACTCACCGGTGAGATTTCAAGCCATAGCCATGCGATAGCGGAAAGAGGGTTTGCGATTAATGTGATGTCCGGCAGAGTGTTTAATCCTGCTGATAGTCAGACATTATATTTTTCTGATTTTCCATATATACCCAATACTAATGAAACTTTTTCTTATCTATATATAAGAAAAAATTGCATACTCAAAATAGCAGAAATTAATTGTTTTTCTGCTAATGGAGGGTCCGATGAAAATTGGTCTTTATATATACGAAAAAACGGTTTATCGGATTATTTGATTGCAACAGTTTCGCAATCCTCAATATTGCGGAATTTTAGTAATTCATCTTTAAATATCAGTTTTTCTTCCGGAGATTTTTTGACTATTAAAATGGTTAACCCAGCTTGGGTTACAAATCCGATAGAAGTAGTATTTGGCGGATATTTATACTTTCAACTACTATAATATAATGTTCAAATCCTGCAAACTGTATCATCGCATTATCCCTTACACACTGGCATTGCTTGCAATCTGGGTTTTAATCATTTTAACCATCGTTTTATGAAGCAAATCGTAATTAATGTTCCGGAAGGAGTCAGATACATTAACATGAATTTTCAAATTGTAAACGATAAATTAGTTCCGATAGATGATGTCGAAGCTGTTTCGAAGCATTTTATTGATGTAATTCTTGAGTATCATAATATAGACTTGGTTATTATCAGAAATCAATCGCGAAAAGGGGAGGTAGTAAGGGCGCGTCAGCAACTTTGCTTATTATTGAAAAACAATACAAAGCTTACAACTACTCAGATTGGAAATATTATTAATAAGGATCACTCTACTGTTTCAACAAGTACTACGACTGCAATGAACAGGATCGAAACGAAAAATCAGCCATTCCTCGACGAATGGAATGAAATTCAAAATATTTTAAACTCTTTTAAATATGAAAATCACTAAGGATTATACCATTTTCAAAGAGATCTCCAGCAACCGGGAGGTTGATCCAAAGCACGTAAAACGTCTGGTGAGATCCATCGAGGATAACAACCTCCTCCACCTGAACCCGATCATCGTTAACGAGAACATGCAGATCATTGACGGGCAGCACAGGCTCGAAGCTGCCAGGCAACTCGGAGTCGACATCTGCTATGTGATGTCAGAAGATGTAACGAAGGAAGATATTGCCACGCTCAACAGCGTGAGCAAGAAGTGGAGCACGATGGACTATGTTAACCATTTTACCGTTGAGAAAAATCCGTCATTCATCAAGCTGAGCAACCTGATCAATAAGTTCCCGGATGTTGCAGTGAGCACCTTGCTCAGGCTGATCAGCGAGGACGGCAGGCGCGACATGAATGCGCTGCGCGAAGGCTATGTTGATGTAACCAACATTGACCGTGCTTATACCCTGTTCGGAATGATCGGTGATTTAAAAACGATCTATGCCTACGAATTCCTTACCGATCGCTCTTTTATCATTGCTTTCAATAAAGTGATACATAAGAAGGACTTCAGTTTCGACCACCTGAAAGGCAAGATCGCCGAATCGCCACGCAGCTTTGTGCGCTGCCGCAAGGAAAGTGAGTACATCAAAATGATACTGGAGGTATATAATTATAAACTGAGTAAAAATAAGCTGGTATGAAAATCAAAGTGATTTATAAAATGAAGGCGGTTGAGGTATCCGAGATAATTGAAATTGGAAACGTAAACTTGCTAAGTTTAAATCGAAATTTGATCCGGTTGTTATTATGAAAACATTACGTGATGAGCAGTAATTACATATCAAGAGATCTATTCGAACTTGGTAATCAGAAGCGCAAGGCCATCCTCAGCCTTTGCTATCAATTACCATATAAATTCGGCTTCACCCGCTTCGATGAAGCCCTTAAACGCAGGATTGTGGATATGGATCACCTCAACGAATTCCTGTGCGGGCCAAAAAGCATTTACAAGAAAAAGCTGAACTACCACACACCGGAAGAACTGAGCAAGGTAATTTATCAATTTCAGCATTTACTTAATACCTATATTTAATATGAAGCACTTTAAGCTAACAAGCGCAGCATTTGCCGGTGAAGTCGATTTATATTTTTCAGACAATGAACTGCTTCATTCGTTCAGTATAGACAATGCCGCACTGAATGATAATCAGCAACGGTGGTTATTGAAGAATTTACCTAATGACCTTGCTGAAATAACGAAAGTAATTGGTAAAAGTCCTACAGCTAAGATCATAGAAGTAACAAGGGAGATCACTTTCGAGATGTTCTGGAACCGGTACGATGATAAAATTACCACCAGTAAAAAGCGCACCCGCGCCCGATGGGATACCCTGAGCACGATAGACCAGGTGAAAGCTTACGATTACATCCAGCGCTATTTCCTGAATATACCTGGAGGAACACGCAAAAAGTATCCTGAGAGCTACCTGAATTCATTTATGTGGAACAACTAACAGCCAATAGCTAATAGCCAAAAGCAACATTATGGCATACAACCGCAAAAATATATTACTGCGCATCATCGACATCCAGACCATCTACCTGCAGCATAACGAACAGGGCGTCACCGGAGAGTATATCTATAATAGGTATATCCACCCTGTCTATCGCATCAGCCGCAAGACGTTCTACAACTATCTGGCTACAAATGCTAAGAAGGAATTGAAGGAACTGGAGCAGAAGATTATTAAACATAAAGAAAATCAATTACAATTGGAGATATGAAAAAGATAATAGTAAGCGGGTGTTCTTGATCAGGCTGATCGCCTTGAATCATGGATGGAAATTGTTTTAAAAATTGAAAACTTTAGCAATTTGCGTAAATACATTGGTTTTATCGGGAGTTAGCGTACCAGTCTGATGTGTACAAACGAAAATATAAAGAGAAAAGAGAATTGTGGATTCAATACATGTATTGGTTGTCCTTTTGTAATTATTTGTTTTACGGATTGCTTGATCTTTCGATGATTCGATTTATATTTGCCTTTAAATAATTTTAATACGATGTTTAAATTCAACAACAGATCAACCGCAGAAAGCTTCCACACCAGGATGCATCAATATTCAAAATACACCATCATCCCAGGCTCCGATGGACTCTGGTGGGTAGTTACTAATCGGCATGCACTAAAATTAAACACTATATGAAAACCATTGAAAAAAAAGCAAACACGAATGCTAAAAAATTCGCAACTATATTCATGCTGCTCATTGCGGTAGTTATCATTATTAGTATCATCGCCAGCCCTGATAAAGATGAATATTCAATTACCTTCCAGGAAATTGGATATTATACAGCTCCCAATCATTTCCGGGTCTATACCTTCTATGTATCCGATACCAATTTTTCAGAGATCAGAAAACATGGAGATCAGTTATTCAGATCAGAAGATTGTGCCACAGTTGCATTCTATTACACCGATCGCGATCTGTGCCGAAACATGCTCCAGGCAACTGACTTTTATAATGCCCTTAAAATTGGTTACCAGAAAGGCTGTATAGCAGAATATTTTAACGACCGGAAAGGTGAGGTAAGATTTACTCATTTTCCATCATATGAATAATTAACTTTTTTCCAAAAATGTTACCCTTCTATAAAACGAAAAGTACATAAAATGTTACCCTTTTAAAGGGTAACAAATAGGGTAACAAAATGAGGAACAAACTAAAAGTACAAAAAAGGGTAACAATTAGTTACCCTTTTTTTATTTCTAATCTACCATTATTGCCTTATTTTTAGCCAATTTTAAGGCATTACGGCATACATTTCTGCTAATTGGTAGTAATTTACCATCCGGTTAGTGATAACCAATTATACATAAATTATACATTTGTCTGTCGGTTAAATTTTGCAATTATCTTATGAATTGCCCACAAACATTAGATTTACCGGCAAATTTATATCTATATACTTTTAGTTTTATCCCTTATAACGGCAGCCCTGTCATTCATAAAGGTAGCCTCATGATACAACAGGTCAACCTCCCTGATGATCGGGATCATGGCTTCATTATAAGCCGTGTCGGAACAATGGGCATACGATCTTGGCAATTGCGGTTCATCGGTGAGTATCTTATTCTTAACTATCCGTCCGTTTTCATCTATAAAATCGGCGCCCTCTTTTATGTTTTCAATTTGCTCAACCGGTATTTTATTTTCAATTACCATCTCTCGTTTGATCCTGCGCTTTCCCGGCTTTTCCCTGAACAGGAATCCGCAGGCGGGAATGCTGTGTTTCATAGGGATGGTGTAAACACCAAGCCGCTGGTCTTCATAAATAAGCTCATGCTTATCCGGGTCGATCGAATGGAAAAAGTAAGGAAACACAAGCCTGGTTTCCGAAACCCGTAGTTGTAAATTGATGATTTCATCCAGGTCAGCGGGTCCGTAAACATGAAGCTCCCTGGCTCTGCCTAAAAGATGCATGGATGAAATAAGCCCGACAAGTCCGAAAAAATGATCGCCGTGAAGATGGCTGATTAAAATCCGGCTTATCCGCTGAAGCTTGATGTGGTTCCGCCGGAGCTGGATTTGCGTCCCTTCGGCACAATCCACCAGGAACAGCCTCTCGTTGTGATTCACCAGTTGTGCCGTGGGATTTCTTTTTAGCGTCGGTATCGCTGAATTACTGCCGAGTATGGTGATGCTGAAAGTCACTGTCAAAATCTAAATGAGAGGTCAAATAAAGTAAAAAAAACGGAGACAACAAACCTGTGTAAATAATCCCGACGTAACAGATGCCATAAATGAACATTAAGAACCTTGATAACCGGTGGCAATTACATACTTTTGCAAGGGTAAAAATTGTATTATGAAAAAATTCGACTGGTTATTCCTGAGCATTCTCCTGGCACTATTCATTCCCTTTATCCTTTCCAAGCCGCTATTTCAGTTTTATGATTCCTTTAACAGCAATCATGGAATGTTAACGAGCTTCATCAAGTTCGCTGTCCTTGCAACCATGGGCGAGATGATCGCTTTGCGCATCCGAAAGGGTGTATACAATGAGCCGGGATTTGGAATAGCTCCGCGTGCAGTTGTTTGGGGATTAATCGGACTGACCATTAAACTGGCATTCGTTGTCTTCTCGACAGGCGTACCCATCTTTATGGAATACCTCGGTGTGAAGGAAGCGGTGTCTGCCATTAAAGGAAATTTTACCTTGCTTAAACTGCTTACTTCTTTTTGCATATCGGCAACCATGAACATCATTTTTGCCCCTGTAATGATGACCTTTCATAAAATCACGGATATACATATTTCGAACCACTATGGCAGCCTAGGATGTCTGGTGAAACGAATCAATCTGGCTGGGATCCTGAAAACCATAAACTGGGACGTGATGGGTAATTTCGTCTTCCTGAGAACCATTCCTCTGTTCTGGATTCCCGCACACACAATTACCTTCCTCCTGCCGCCCGATTTCCAGGTGCTATTTGCCGCTTTACTGGGCATTGCCCTCGGTTTGATCCTTGCTATTGCCGGATTAAAAGGCAGAACATAGCGGGTGATAGCCTGGTAATTTACTGAACGGAACAGGATTTATTCCTTAGCTTTACCTATCACTCCACAGGCAACACGTCCTCCGGCATTGCCGGTTGGCTGAGTTTTTAAATCATCCTCCTTTTCATGGACGATCACCGCTCTTCCGATGATGGAATTTTCTCCGTCAAGGGTTATTTTCCGATCGATATATTCCAAGTGCGTTTTACCCGACTCATCAGCTACGACATTACCCATGTCGCCATCGTGCCGCATTTCGTCGGTTGGAGCTCCATGACTTTTCATAGCCGGATTGAAATGGCTTCCTGCAGAACTGAGGTCTTTTGCACTGCAGTCGCCGAACTCATGAATGTGAAAACCATGCCTGCCGGGCGTGAGACCCATGATATCGACGGTTACTTTTATTCCTTCACTGACTTTTTAGAAGAAAATTATTCCGGTGACTTTACCTCCCTCAGCGGGATAGAGCATACATATTGCTTTGGAAGCGGCATCAGAATGGCTATGATGCAGGTCGTGCCGGGTAAAGGCATGGGTGAACCATCCGGTGAATACAATTACAACCGGTATGAACAAGATTTTCATTTTAATTTGGTTTAAAGCAGGTCATGTGCTTATTTATCATTAAACAAAACAGGAGGAGATAAGTTTGGAAGGAAGGCAGGGAGCATGGAGCATGGGGCGTGGAGCAGGGACGGGTAAAGGGTGCGGAATTAATCACAGAGAAGGCAGGGAGCATGGAGCATGGGGCGTGGAGCAGGGACGGGTAAAGGGTGCGGGAATTAATCACAGAGGAACGGAGGGCAAGGAGTGACACGGAGAATTATTGTTGAAAGTTAATGGGTAAATGCAATCCATTAAGCATCGGCAAACAATCAAATTACAAGCAGAAGCCTGTGAGGATATATTCGACTGAGGCGGAGCCTTAGCTGAACAGTGTCCCAGCCAGACGAGGTGAAAAATCTTCAAAACATGACGTCTTTTTTCCTATTTTTCAAATATGAATTTTTGAAAATTGAAAATTGAAAAAAATAAATCACTGAAAACCAAAAGATAATAATTTTTATATAGTGGGTTCCCACTATAAAAAAAATTAGTGGGAAACCACTATATAATTTCCGGTTTTTGATTATATTTTTGGAAGGACAATTAACATAAAGTTTAACTTCTAATACAAATTTATTATGTCATCGAATTCAGAAAAAGGTCACGCAAAGAATGTGGCAAATTTTAATTTATTGGTTTCCTATGTTAAGGAAATCGGACCGGAGTATAACCCGGCAAATGCAGCTATAACATCAGCAGCCCTGGCAGCAAAGGAATCGGCATCGCAAACGGCGATGACTGAAGTAACCAACGGACTTGTGGCATCGAAGAATGCGATCAATGCAAGGGATTTTGAATTCAAGGGGATGAGCAAAATGGCTACCCGAGTGATCAATGCGCTAAAGGCAAGCGGAGTAAATGCGGATATCCTAAAGGATGCGAGGGGAATTGTAAACAAGATAACGGGCGCAAGAACGGGACCTAAACCTGTACCGAATCCGGAAAATCCGGAAGAGGATCCGACAAGTGTCAGCCAGATGAGCTTTGATTTCAGAAAGGCTAATTTTGAATTGCTGGTAGCGCTTGTGAAAGGACAACCGCAGTATAATCCGAATGAACCGGAACTGAAAGCCTTAGCCCTGGAGGCTTATGTTGCGAACCTGCTGACGCTTAACAATACAGTACATTCGACGACAGCAGCACTTAATACTAAAAGAAATACGAGGGATGAAGTACTTTATGCACCGGTGACGGGAATGTCGGAACTGGTGGGTTCGGTGAAGGCATACGTAAAGAGTCTTTTTGGGGCAAGCAGCCCGGTTTATAAGAGGATAGCTGCTATTAAAATAACAAAACCTACTAATTTATAACCGAATAGTTAAGTTACTATCCTTATACCGGGATAATTGAACTAACGTATAGGAAAAAGTAAAATGCGTACGTAAGAAAGTAAATTGCGTACGTAAGAAAGTAAATTGCGCACGCGAAAAAGTAAATTACATACGAGGGAAAGTAAAATACACTTACAAAAAAGTAAATGACAAACGCAAAAAAGTAAATGACTAAAGGAAGAATGTTTGTTACGCATGAAAGAAAGTAAATGACATAAGGGAGAAAGTAAGTGGCATAAGGGAGAAAGTAAATGACATA